TGCGGCTTTGTGAATGGGGTGATGCAGACAGGCTGTGGTACGACCATGAAAAGTAAGGGACAAGCACTTGAACTAGGCCACACCGCTTCAACGCAGAGTGGCTTCTCTGGATCACCAGTATTCGGTGGTGGCAGCGTAGTTGGAATGCACGTGGCCGGTCAACCAGACCACAATGTTATGGTTCGCATTGAAGCGATCACTCATTTTCTGCCCCGAGAGGAGAGTAGAGGACCCGATGATGTAGAGTACGAAGAGAAGTACAAGTATCAAGGGGAACCTGAGGATTACTACAGCGAACATGGCGTTCGAGTGGGAGTGACTGCCAACGGTCGCGCGCGTTTTGTGAGCGAAGAAGAGTTAGCCCGAAACGGCTATGATTCAACCGACAGAGTTTTAAGAGCGGATTTTGTATCAAAAACCGGACGTAACTGGGCTGATTACTCAGATGATGACGACGATGATTACAGAATAATGAGACGCCGTAAAGAGAACGCTGTAGGACCAACACGCATACTCAGCGAAAAGGTTAGCTCCCTGGAGGAGCCTAAGAAGACAGCTGCAGCGCCACCGGTCGTGAAAACGATTATCAAGCGCAGCGAGGACGTGTCACCTGTTCACTGCGGAAAAACTCCCGCGGAGAATCAGGAAGTAGTTGAGTATTTTGCCGGGAAGGAAGAGGAGATTGCACAACTGGGATATGTGGCCGGTGAGCAGACTTACCCTGTCATCAATATGCAGACCGAGAAGGTAAGCGGAATCAAGCATCTAGAGCTGTTTGGGGAGAACGTGAAGACGTGCGTTGAACCTCCGACTCCTGCCGAGATTGATCGAACCGTGAACCTGCTGGAAAACATGATGGAGGAGAACAAGTTTGAGCCGAAGAAGGGCTACAGATCTCCCGAGAACATAACGAGGATTATTGATTCAAACTTAGTTAATGAACGGAAGAGTGCCGGATCGCCTCACCAACAGATGGGATTGTCCACAAACGGAGACGTGCTGCGAAAGCTTGGTAAAACAGGCGTAGCGGAACTCGTCGAGCGTGAGTGGTCTGCCGCTTTGCGGTTGAAATTGTTTCTGAAGGCTGAAGCTGCGAAACGGAAGAAGTTGACTAAGGGCATGCCTCGCTGTGTGACTGGCTTTCCTCTCGAAAAGATGATCAAAAATCAAGCCCTGTTTAGGGAGATGCTTGACGTGTCAGTGGCTAATTGGAAAGAGAGCCCAGTCAAGTATGCTTTCTCACCTGGCAACCCAGGTCACTGTGAACATCTCTCCGCCCTATTTAAAGGGAAGAAGGTGGTTGAGTGTGATAAGAGTAATTGGGACTATAACATGTTCGGTTATTTCTTTGTGATCCTGGAGGAATTGGT